GCGATCCACACTTGCCGTGCGGTGTCTGCGGCATGGTCAACTGTCACCGGCCCCACGCTGGCCTCGCATGCGACTGTTACATCTGCTATCGCCCCGCCGCCCCCAGCCCCAGGACGACGGCGACGTGCCCGACGTGCGAAGGAAAGGGCTGGTACGAAGACGGCCCCGACCATGACCAAGTCGATTGCTACGACTGCCGCGCGCGCTCCCCCAAGACGGAGCCGGGGAAGTGAGCGTGCTACACCTCGTCTACCAGCACTGGTTCATCACGTGCCTGCTGCTGTGGGCGGTGACCGCGACCGTCGGCCACGTCGTGCGCGTCTGGCGCTGGCCGCCCTCACCCTCGAACCCCGCCCCACCCCCTACACCGAAGACGGAGACGCGATGAGCGACTACTTCGAAGGGTTTTTTTGGGGCGTGCTGGCGACGCTAGCCGTCATCACCTTGATAACGGCACTGACGGGACGCGATGAGTAGCCGCCTGACCGCCCTCGCCGGGCTGATAGCTGCGTGCGAACGCCTATCCGCGGCTACCGGCATCGACCGCTCCCTTGACGGACTGCTTGCGGTAGACGACGCCCTTCTCGCCCTCCGCGCCTCGCCGCCGCTCGCAGAGGACGGGGAGCTGGTGGAGGGGCCCGCGCGCGAAGCATGGGACCGTTACTGTGATATGCGCAGGGGAAACCACGAAGTCGACCAGCTCAGTTTCGACGACGTGGAGACGCTCGCTCGTGCCGTTCTCGCAGCCCTGGACGCGCGGCTCGAGGTGAAGCCATGAGGGCTGGCATGGTAAGCTTGGATACATGAGCGATATTGCTAACAAGCCGTCTGAAACGCCACCACGACGTGGTAACCCGAACTGGGTGGAGGGCGGCCCGAGCCCGAATCCGAGCGGTAGGCCTCGCCGACTGCGTGAGCTCGAGCACGCCATATTGGAGGCCGAGACGCCGGCCAAGGTCAAGAAGGTGGTCAGGGCGATGCGAGCCATGGCGCTCAGCGGCGATCCGAAGGCCGCGCCAGCGGCGGCCAAGGTCTACTTCGGTGTCCTGGGCCTAAACGGCAAGGTGCCACAGGACTTCGCCAACATCCTCGATGGAGCTCCCCCCGAAGTGGTCGAGTGGCTGGCCAAGTTCAACTAACCACGGCTGAGCGCTACGTCCTGGCCGACGCCAAGAGGCGACTGGCCACCGGTGCCGTGTCCCCGCTCTGGCAGCGGTTCACTCTCGAGGCGTTCTGCGGCTCCCATGCCCCCCAGCTGGCTGCAGCTGGAGACCTCGCCCCCTTTCTGCACCTGATGTGCGCCCGACAATCGGGGAAGACATGGGACGACGACGGGATCATGTTCGACAACGCCGTCCAGCACCCCGGCTCGACCAACCTGTTTCTGGGGCTCAAGGGGACAGGCGTCAAGTTCTCGAACTGGGAGCCGGTCTGGAAGCAGGGGGTGTGCGAGAAGTGGGAGCTTCCCGCTTCCTGCCACAACGAAACGCAGATGCTCACGACCTTCCCGAACCGGTCCCGGGTCATGTTCGCCGGCACCGACGACCTGACGAACGTCAAGAAGTACCTAGGCAACCGGCTAGATCGGGGAGTCGTCATCATCGACGAGGGACAGGACCAACCGGACTCGGTGCTCAGGTACATCCTGCGGGTACTCCTGCCGCCGATGTTGACCTCGACGAGCCGGGTCATTCTGTCGGGCGTCCTCCCCGATGTCCCGGCGGGGATGTTCTACGAGCTCGCCGCGGATCAGGAACTCGCTTCAGCTCCCCATCTCCAGCACACCAAGGGTTACAGCCACCACGAATGGGGCCGGGCCGCCAACGTTCACACCCCGAACGCCATGGAGGAGCTGGCGGCGTACATCAAGCTACACGGCCTGAGCATCGACGATCCCCAAATCCAGCGTGACTGGTTCATGAAGCGGGTCTGGGACCCCCACGCCACGGCCTACCGCTACGATGCCTCCAGGAACGCCTACGCGGGCCCGTGTGCCCCGCAGGAGTGGCACGCCGTAGGGATAGACCCCGGCACCCGCGATCGCATGGCCGTCGTCGTATGGGGCTGGTCGGGCACCTCCCGGGATGTCTGGCATGTCTACGAGAAGGTCTGGCCCAAGGATGCCCGGGCGACTTGGAAGGACCTGGCCACCGAGCTCGGGAGCATCCGGGCGAAGTACCGCCCGGTAAGCTGGTACTACGACGCCGGGTCGAGCCAGATGACGATCGACACGTTCACCACGGACTACGGTATCCCGCTAATCCAGGCCGCCAAAAAGTCAGACATGCCCGGCCAGGTGGCGCGATTCTCGGACCTACTCACCCAGGGGCGGGCCCACATCCTCGCCGGATCGGCGCTCGAGGAGGACCTACGTAAAACGCGCTGGGACACTGAGGCCCGGGCCAAAGGCCTTCACCGGTGGTCAAGCCACTGGCATCCTGACGTGGCCGATGCGGCCCGGTATGGGCTGGCGAGCTACTACGATTCGTACAAGGAGCCGGACACCCGGACCCAAGTCCAGTACATGCGGGACGCCGAGCAGGAGCGAATCAGGCTCGCGATGGAGCAAGCCACCTCGGAACGACAGGGGCAGCCAAGCCGAGATCAGCTGGCCAACGTGTTAGGGTTCGGCGATGGATGAGGACTCCGAGCAGGTACGGGTCATGCGAGTCATGATCAGCGAGGCCGCCGCGCTTCTACGTCCCATCGCAGAGGCAGCCGAATGGCTCGGATGGACCGGCGATCTGCCCCGTAAGTGCCGCGCATGGCTCGATCACCGCGATGAGCGCTTCTCGCTCGTATACGGTCCAGGCAAGAAGCCGCCGGGACCTGAACACCCGCCCATCTAGACGCCACGGCCGAGCGGTGCCAGGCTTGCCGCATGAGGCCAATCGCGCTCGCCTTCCTCCTGCTCGCCGGCTGCCACCACAGCGCCGCCCCACCGTCGAGACCCGAGGCTCGCTCCCTCGACATGAACAAGCGCCAGCGCTTCTCCTGCGCCATGTCCAATGGGAACGTGTACCGGGATGCCTACGGACAGGAGCGATGCTTCTGGGGCCCTACCCAGGCCAGTACCACGACCACCTGCAGGCCCGTGGCGGGGTCCGTGGAGTGTACGACGCGGTAGGACCTGTATTGTTTATGTACAACCTGTCCTGATTCTGTACACTCTCCTGTGTGCGGGCGGCAGCCCTACACGGGCTAATCGAGACCTGGCGCAAGCGGGTCCCTGATCTCGAGGACGAGCGAGGTAACCTCGCGCCCGAGTCACGCCGTGTCCGTCTCGTCGACGTAGACAAGCTCGGTTCCAACCGTCTCGCCGAGCTCGCAGCGGCCCACGACCATCTCGCGGCAGCCGTTCACCGCTACCGGTTCCGGTCGCGGAAGGACCGAGCGATCGTGCGCGCCATCGTCAACGGCTGCACCCATCGCCGGATCATGCGCCGGCTCTCCGTCGGGGTAGGGCGGATTCAACGGGTGCTCAGGGAGGTGCGATTGTGGCGGGACTAGCGGAGACCGAATTACAGCGTGCCGCGCGTAGGTGGTGGAGCGTTCCCGATGAACATGCCAAGCGGCGCCGTCTGATTCTCGCTGAGTTCTCGCGCCAGATGAAGGAACGGTCGCCCTGGCCAGGGGTTCCGCTCATCAATCCCGGGAGGCTTCCATGGGAGCGCTAGCGGAGCAGCTCGAGGCGATGCGCAAGAACGGCGTCCTGCGGATGAAGCTGCACCCGAACGGCGAGATCGCCGAAGTGGAGTTCTCGGGAGCACCTCCGTCACTCGAGCACGAGCCGAGCATGGGGATCGGCCCCCGCCCCCCGACGGACGTCCCCCAAGCTCGGAGGCCCGACCCGATCCGCGACGTGCTTCTTGCCGATCTGCCCGCGCTCGAGGCCACGGCCGAGGACTACCCGGCGCCTGTCGTCGAGGAAACGGAGGATGCGCATGCCGATGCCGGCGAGTGAGCTTCGGAAGATCTCGATCGGCTGGTGGGAGTACAAGCCCGAGCGAACAGCCTCGGCCCTCTACGACTATGCCCTGGGCCTCGAGATGTACCAGTACGCCAGGCGTACGCGAAACCTCGTCATGTACCGGCTGGTTATGGGGGAGGAACCGCCGTTGCAACTCGGCCTGTGGATGTCGCGCAAGGCCGCCTCGACGGTCGGCGGCCTCGGCTCGAACTACACCAAGCCCTACAGCAATGTGATCTCCAATGCCTGTAGCGTGCTGGAGAACCGGATTGGCACCCTGCAGCCCTTCGTGCAGCTATCGCCTCAGGACGTATCGGCCAAGGTCCGTTTCGCCTGCCAGGACGCCACCGACTTCATCGACGGCACGCTGGACATGAATCGGTACTTTTGGACGTCGCGCGTTGCGTTCAAGGATCTGTTCACGTTCGGGATGGCATTCGTGAAGGTCTCGCCGAGCTGGGACGAGAAAGAGATCGTCATCGAGCGGGTGTTGCCCGATGAAATCCTCGTCGACGAGATCAGCGCGGCGATCTGCCCCCCATCGAACCTGATTCAGCGCCGGTACATGTCCCGGTCCGACGTGTGGGCGATGTTCGGGGGCGAGGACGAGCGAACCGACACCGCGATCCGAACAGCCCCGAGCGCCTTCCTCAACGCGGCCCGGTCTCAGATCGCCGACGACTACGTCTGTCTACTCGAGGCGTGGAAGCTGCCGGACATCACCGGAGCCCCAGGCCGTCACGTCCTCGTGCTGCAGAACCGGCTACTCGTAGACGAGCCGTGGAAGCGGACCCGGTTCCCGTTCGCGGTCGCTCGCTGGCAAACGGCGATGATGAACTACTACACCCCCGGCGGGGCGTTCATCATGGCGCCCTACCAGATGGAGATCAACACGAAGGACGAGCGGATCCGAGCCTGCGAGCAGGCCGTCGCTTACCCGGGATGGTTGGCTCAGTCGGGCTCGGGCGTCACGGCCGCCACGATGGGGGCGAGGCCCAACGCGCTTTACAAGTACGACGGGGTCAAGCCCGAGCCGGTGCTACCCCAGGCCGTCAGGCCCGAGACCTACGCGGATCGCGAGACGTGGGAAAAGCGGGCCTATGCCGCCGTCGGGATTACGGGCCAGCAGGTACAGGGGCAGAAGCAAGCCGGGGTCAATGCCGGCGTCGCCTTGCGCCTCATGGTCGATTACGAGGACGAGCGCAACAAGTCCCTGACCATCACCCTCGAGCAGCTGTGCGGGGACGTCGGGGAGTTGGTGCTCGACGTGGCCGAAGAGATCAAGCCTACGGTGGTCACCGGTGGCGTTCGGTCGCGGAAGATCAAATGGTCGGAGATCGTCGCCCAGGCGGGGCGCGAGTCGTGGAAGCTGAAGCCGTTCCCCATCAACGCCCTCAGCGTCACGCCCGCCGAGAAGGCGCAGCAGATCGAAGACTGGTATGCGAACGGGGAGATCGACCGCCGCGCCTACTTCCGTCTCCAGAACCTCCCCGACCTCTCGAGCTACGCCAGGCTCTCGACGGCCAGTGACGATCTGGTCGAGCAGACCCTTGACGAGATCGTCCGCACCGGGAAGTACCTCCCGCCGAGCCCGACCTACGATGTCCTACCGTCCGCCCTCAAGGTGGCTCAGGCCCGCTGGAACCTCGAGAAGCGCTATGGGACTGAGGTCAAGGTATTGCGCCAGGTGCAGAAGTTCATGCAGGTGATCGCGGACATGATGGCCCACCCGAATGGCCAGATGATGCAGCCCACGCCGGAATTGGCCTCGGCCCCGGGCCTTGGGCCGGCAGCGATCGCCCCCTCGCAACTGCCCGTTGGCCAACAGCTTCCCGCCCCGTCGCCGTTGCAGATTGCCCCGCCCGTGGGGCCGCCGCAGCAGCTCGCCGCGTAACCCAGCAGTTACGAAACCGGTTACGGCGTGCCCATGGGTAGATGGACGCGCCAGCACCTTCGGTCGATACGACGGTCGCCGTCGAGTCGGCGCCATCGAAGACGGCCGCGAAGGACGAGGCGAAGTCCAAGATCATCGCCGAGCACCGGAAGGCGAAGGCCAAGGAAGCGATCGAAGTACCGGCCCCCGAGCCGACCGATCCCGAGAAGCCGGCCGAAGACCCGAAGCCTGAAGAGCCGGCCGCCAAGAAGACGGCGAAGCCGGTCAACCGCGGCAAGTTCACCTCGAAGATCGCCACGCTCGAGAAGGAGCTGGCCGCCGCTCGGGGCGAATCCAAGTCCGAGTTCCTGAAGGCCCTCCGTGCGGACCCAGGGATCCTCTTTCGGGAGATCACCGACGACCCGGAGATCATGGTCAAGCTGGCCGAGGCTCGCCAGCTCAGTCTCGACCCTGTCGAGCAGGCCAAGCGCGAAGGACAGAAGGCCCTCGACGCGATCAAGAAAGAGCGTCTCGATGCCGAGGCCGCGACCGAGGCCGCCAAGGCCCGAGCGAACGAGGCAGGAGCGCTCTCGGGCATCTCGTCGATGCTCCGATCGGGCATCCGTGACGACGCCGGCAAGGTGCTGGTCGCCGCGAAGTGGCCGATCGCCGCAGCGATGGCGGCCGATGAGGAAGACATCGTTTGGACCGATGACGACGGCAAGCACGCGGTCAGCATCCCGAGCGCCACGCTTCGCGCCTACAAGGCCCTCCGCGATCCGCTGAGCAAGAAGCTCGGCCGGCCGGTCAACGAGCAGGAGACGGCCACCCTCCTGGAGATCGCCCTCGACAAGATCGAGGCGCGTCAGGCCGGGCGCGGGAAGTACTACGCGAAGGCCGAGGGCAAGACCGGCGGCCCGAAGACGATCACTTCGCGCGGCGCTCCCGGGCGTCCCGCCTCGACGACCACCGGCACGCCCAAGGGCGCGTCGAAGGCCGATCGCAAGGTCGCAATCCTCGAGAACTACCGCCAGCAACGGCTACGCGAACGCATGCAGGAAACCGCATAAGGAGCCCGCTCGATGTCTACGCCATTTCTCTCCGATTCCGATGTCGCGACGATGCGCTCTCTGCTCGAGGTGGATCTCCTCGACGACATCTACCTGAAGAACAACCTCCTGTCGTGGTTCCCCAAGGGGCCCGGCGAGGGCAACGTGTGGCAGGTTCCGGTGCGGATCGCCGGCACGACCCAGCACGGCGCCGATGACGTGGCGGGGATCGCCGGCGTCTCGGGCGTGCGGCCGAAGTTCAACGACTTCCTCCTGAACTGGTTCCCCACCTACGGCTTCGCCGAGGTCCCCATGACCTCGATCGCGCTGTCGGCGAAGAAGGACACCGGGGCGATCCCGCTGCTCGTGGACGCCGTCCGCGATGCCCGCAAGGCATGCGCCCGCGACGTCGAGCTGGCCCTGGCCGGCGACGGCTACGGCACCCGTGGCGTCATCAAGTCCAACACCAACCCGTCGGGCGTCATCTACGTCCTGACGCTGACCAACATCTCCGACGC